TCGTGTTAATGTGGTAAAAGAAAAATTTTATGCAACTCTTGTCAATTTAATTGTGCTCGGGCGCACTCCGCAGACAAAACCGTTTGCGGTACAAGCCGCAGACCTTAAAAAAATTATTCTCGCTTTCAATCCGCGCGTAGTCGTTATCGACACGAACGGTCTTGGCGTTGGCTTGGGAGATGAAATGATTAAGTCTCAAGTAGACGAAAGGGGAAACGTGCTGCCGCCCTATGCCTTTATAAATGACGAGAACTACCAAAAAATTCAGCCAAAAGATGCGCCTAAAATTCTTTACGGAATTAAAGCTAATGGCCCGCTCAATTCTCGAATCCATGGGAACTGTTATTCGCGCCTTACAAGCGGTCTCGTTCGTTTCCTTATCAAAGAGCAGGAAGCAAAGAGCGCGCTGCTTGCGACGAAACAAGGCCAACGCATGTCTACGGAAGACCGAATTAAGCGTCTTATGCCACATGAAATGACTACTAAACTTTTTGAAGAAATGAGCAACTTGCGTCTAAAGCGCACCGGCGCGAGCCTCGACATTGTATTAGAGCGCATCAACAGTCGCTTTCCAAAGGATAAATATTCATCTTTCTCATACGGTTTATGGCGCATTAAAGAGTTAGAAGAAGAACATTTTAAATCCAAACAAAGACGGAGAGTGATGGATGGGCGCAAGTTAGTTTTTTTCTCAGGAGGGAATTAAATGAGCGAAGACAAAAAAACATTAACTACCTTTGCTAATTCCCATACCAAAATGATTACGGTTAATGAACAGACTTATGGTGGTCGTTCATATCGCTATATCGAACGTAACTTTAGACGTATTAAGAAGTATAAACCTGAAGACGTTGAAACAATAATTGAGTCTGGTTCATTAGAAGCTCAAATTGCGCTTTCCCGACATTACTTCAACTTAGGTGGTTTCTACCAACGTATTTTGATGCACTATGCAACTCTACTGAAATATAGTGGATTATTAGTTCCAAATCCAGCATTTGGCAAATCTCTCTCCGAACCCTATATTTTTAAAAAGTATAATAATGCGGTCAACTTACTTGATAGTGCTGAATTACCGAAGTTATTTACGGAAATTGCGATAAGGGCGCTCCGTGATGGTTGTTATTATGGAATTTTACAATCGGTAAGTAGTACTTCGATTACTGTTCTCACCTTGCCCGTTTATTATTGCAGAACACGCTTTAAAAGCGTTGATGGAAGTGACCTAATTGAATTTGACGTTACATACTTTGATTCTATTGTCGACCAAGACGATAAAAAGAAAGCATTGGCGGCTTATCCAAAGGAAATTTCTAACTGGTATAAACGGTTTAAGCTGGGAAAAGTAAAAAGTAAATGGTTTTTAGTTTCAGAAGATATGGGCATTTGTGTCCCATTTTTCGAAGATGGCCGTCCATTATTCTTAGATGTGATTCCGGCCATATTGGAATATGACCAAGCAAGAGATATAAATAGAGAAAGAGATTTAGATGAGATTAGGAAGATTATTGTTCAGAAAATTCCGCATTTAACTGATGGTGGACTTTTGTTTGAACCAGAAGAAGCCGAAGTTATTCACCGCGGAACGGTGGGTATGATGAAAGGTAACGATAACGTAAGCGTTTTAACGACTTATGCTGACGTTGATGCTATCGTCTCCAAAACTTCGAACGACAATGCTACGGCAAGTATTGAGAAAGCACTTCTCAACATTTATTCGAAGTCTGGTTCAAGCCCGCAACTTTTTGGAACAGAATCTAACCTTGCGCTATCTTACTCAATTACCAACGATATGGCGCTCATGCTTACGTTTGCGCGCAAGCTTGAACACATTATCACTAAAATTGTTAATGATAAGTTTGGTAACGCAAATATCTCCTTTAGATACACTATTCTTCCTATAACATACTATAATGAGTCTGAATATATAGACACGGCTCTGAAGATGGCGAATTCCGGTTACAGTTTCGTGATACCGGCAATTGCTTTGGGAATTTCTCAAAAAGAGCTTGGGAATATAAAGGATTTAGAAAACGACATATTAGATTTAGGTGAAAAGCTAATACCTCTTGCCACTTCTTATACACAAAGCGGTAGTGGCGAGGTTGGTCGTCCGACAAAATCTTTAGAAGAAAAAAGTGAAAAAACAATAGCTAATGAAGAATCGTTAGACAAAGGAGGTTCTATTGTTAATGAATAAATTAACTAGATTCTCTCTTTCCGCATATGGGGATATTAAACCCTATAACGACGTTTTATCACAAGTAAGATGCCGAATTTTCTATAAGTATGGAAATAGGAATGGAACTTATATAACGGACGAATTTGCTGAAAAGTTAATTTCAAGTTTACCGTATACTCCCGTTAAAGGAATTTATAGTGAACTTGAACAAGACTATACTGACCATGGTAAAGAAAGAACGGAAGGGCGCATTTATGGTATCGTGCCAGAAAATCCCAACTTTGCTTGGGAGTCACATCTTGATGAAGATGGGGTCACGCGCACCTATGCTTGCGCGGACGTCCTTCTCTTTACTGGGATTTATAAAGAAGAAGCTTTGCAAATTGTTCAGAAGGCTCAATCAATGGAGTTATTTACTGACTCAATTGAAGGCAAATGGCAGTTCATTAATGGTCAGAAATACTATGTATTTACTGAAGGCCATTTCTTAGGACTTCAAGTTTTAGGAGATGCGGTCGAACCTTGTTTTGAAGGCGCAGCCTTCTATACACTGGTCGACTCAATTAAGAACGTTATTGATGCCATTGAGCAATATGACTTGGAGCAAAAGCAAACGGGAGAGAAAGAAATGGATTTTAAACTTTCTGATAATCAAAAATACAATATGCTGTGGACTCTCCTCAATCCAGAAGAATATAGGTATAGTCTGTGCGACATTTATGATGACTATGCAATTGCTTTTGATTGTATAGAACAGAAATATGTTCGTGCTTACTATGTGAAAAACGACGAGACGGATTCTGTAGAGATCACAGGTACACAAAATGTTTTCATTATGGACGTAACAGAAGAGGAGAAAAATGCTCTTGATATGCTGCGCACCATCAATGGAGATACTTTTGAAAAAATAGATGAAACTGTTTCCTCTCTCAAGGAAGAAAACGCGGCTTTTGAGCAGAAAAAAGAAGAGTTTGAAGCCACGATTTCAACTTTAGAACAGGAGAAAACAGACCTTCAGACTGAATTAGAAGGAAGCAAAGAACAATTCAGCGAGTCAGAAGCTGCAAGAGAAGTCTTAGAGAATGAAAAGGTTGAGCTTACGAACCAACTCAATGAGCTGAATGAGTTTAAGGCTGCGGTTGAACTTCACGAGAAAGAAATGGTCATCGAGAAGTACAGCGCGCAATTAGACACAGAAGTTCTTGAATCTTTCAAAAGTTCAATTGATTCTTACACAAAAGAAACTCTTGATAAAGAACTTGCTTTCGCACTTGTCCAGTCTAAACCATCTCTGTTCTCTGAGAACAGTGAGGGTTCTGGTTATGTACCAAAGGATGATGCTGAACCTACGGGAATTGAAGCAATCCTTAGTAGATATAAAAAGTAATTTGGAGGAAAATTATGGCTCTTGCAAGATTAGTAATTGACGGCTATGGCCAGTTAGAACTCAACAATGCAGCCTTCCGCAGAGATGGAAGAATCGAAGCACAGTGTGCTCTTGATTCTACTGATTTTGCTACTGCTCCTTGTGAGAATGGTATGCTGCTTGCCGTCGACAAAGCAAATAAAGTAATTAAGTTTGCCACAGATGCTTCTCTGCCTATCGCTATTAACTATAGTGCAGAGCATATGTATGATGAAAGAGCAAACGGATTAAAAGATTTCAAAATTAACTACAGAGAAGATGGTGAATATTTCTATCCGAGAATGGGTTACCTTTCGGTTGGAGACCTCTTCACAACAAACACAATCAGCTTTGATTCGGGCGAATTCGCTGACAAAGATGCTCTTGCTGAAGCAGTAAACGGTTCTGAATCTTCAGAAAAGGAAGTTATCTATGGTGGAATCAGTGCTGATGGTTCAATCGCAGTTAGTGCTACAAAGCCGACTGTTGGCCCGGTTCTTCGCGTTATCAAAGCTACGACAATGCCGGATGGACAGTTCGCGCTTCAGTTCCAAGTATATGCTGCATAATTAGGGAGGATTAGACATGACTTTAAAAGAACTCAAAGATTTAGCGCTTTGTGCTGCTAAGAATGAAGCTCCATCTAATTTCTCCGTTGAAAACGTAAACGAAGCACTCGCAGATGGGCTTAGAGAACTGGCCCCTTCAATTAACCAGTTCATGAAAAATAGATATGATATCTATGATATTATTATTGAAGCTGTAGATGAAGTTGTTCCTAAGAACGTTATTGCTGGCATGTCTCAGTTTGCTGAGATTCAGATGGTTCCGCAGGGACAGAAAGCTATTTTCGCAGTTAGAAACGTTGGTAAGAACCGTGCGAAGAAATTCCTCACACAAGTTGGTCTTTCTGGCGTTTATGAGACATTCAGACTCGACAATAGAAAATTCGAACTCGCTGCTCACGCAGTTGGTGGAGCTACAACTCTTGATTTCGAAAGAATGCTTGATGGCGCTGAGGTTATGAGCGACTATGTGGGAATTCTCACAGAGGCTATGACAGAAGCCGTCTACAAAGAAGTTCAGAGAGCTCTTCGTTCCGCACTGAACGCGCAGGGTCGTCCGGATGCAAACAAAGTTGTTTCCGCTGGATTCGATGGTGATTCTATGTTCAAACTGGCTAGCGTTGTTAGAGCTTATGGTAATGGCGCAATTATCCTTGCTCCACCTGAGTTCATTGGTGCTATGGGCGCTGACGCTATCGTTCCGGTTGGAACAAACTATCAGGGTGTATATCATCCGCAAGATATTGACCAGATTCACAATACTGGTTACATCAATCTGTTCAGAGGAATTCCTATTGTTCAACTTCCTCAGTCTTACACAGACGAGACAAACACAACAACTTACATTGACCCGCAGATTGCTTACGTTCTTCCGACGGGCGCAGAGAAGGTTGTCAAAGTTGTCTTCGAAGGTGCAACTCAGATGTATGACTGGACAAACAAAGACAACTCGCTTGAAATCGATGTTTACAGAAAGATGGGTGCTGCTATTCTGACTCAGCATAACTGGGGTATCTATCAGAATACAAGTATTCCGCAGACATACGACGAGTAATTTAAATGTAACGAAAAGGGAGGAGGGGGTATACCTCCTCCCATTATTTTTTCTTAGGAGATTAAAAGGAGAAGAATTATGAGTAAAATAAAAGTAAAAAGTTTAGTTAGTGGTACTGTTATTATCAAGGACCCCGGCACTAATCTTAGAATGACATGGGATAAAAAAGGTCAAGTTAGAGTTATCGACAAAGAAATTCTCGAACAAGCCATTTATAATCCCGGCATTGAATATATGTTTAAAGAAGGTATGTTAGGTATAGTCGACGAAGACGCGTATCAAACAAAGGTTGACCTTGGTCTTGAAATTGAAGGAGAAGAAGAAAAAATTATTCTCTTTACAGACGAGCGCGCGGAAGAACTTCTGGCTTTACCCATCAGTAAATTTAGGCAAGAAGTTAAGACGCTTACAAGAGAGCAACTTTTTGAGTTCACTACTTATTGTATTGACCATGAAAAGGTTGATTTTGAGAAGTCGGAAATTTTGAGAACATATACTGGTATAAACATTATGGAAGCTGTTCGTCTTCAGAGATTAGACAGGGAGAAAACAGAGGAGGAATAAAATGACTTCCGTACAGGCAGTTTATGATGCTTTTCTGACAAAAATGTTGGAAGAAGAATGGTTGAATTGGACTGATGATGAAAATCAGCAAGATTGGCGTGCCTTATTGGATAGTGCAATTCCTTTTTTCAAATTCCCTCGCGTTAGTTTAGAGATTAAAGACGGCTATTTTGTAGACGAGAATATCTCTAATATGGAAATTCAAATTTTAGCCACTTATATGAAATGTGAGTGGTTGAACCGTGAAATTCTTACGTGGGAAAATGTTAAGCCACTTTATGTTGAAAGAGACTTTTCTCAAGCAAACTTACTTGACAAATTGAAAAATTTGTTAGATAGGGAAGAATACAAGGCATTAAAGCTGGAAAGAATTTATTATCGTTCTATCAAGGGCGCGCCATTTGATTATACAAAATTGGCGGGTAAGTGATATGGATGTAGTAAAAGAAGCCTACGGCAACAAATTGAAAAATAAGCTTTTCGGCTTGCTTTGCGAGTTTGAAAAGAATAGAGAATGGGAGAAGTTTTTAGATTCAATTATCATTGAATTGATGGGCTACCCTGAAGAAGAAAAAACTATCAATTATTATATTTTATTTCATAAAATTTCTTCCTTACGATATTTAAGATATGAATATTTTAGAAGTACAATTTTTGATTGTATGTCTTTAATTTCTAAGGAGGATTATACCGATGGGGTACTATGAAAATGTGTATTTGAAGAGATTAAATCGGTATGGTACTGATTTTCAATCTCGTATGCAACGTCAGCGCGAAGAGAACTTTAAGCTTCAACTTAAACGCTCTGTCTATTATATTACTTTTGATTACGATGGAGAGGAGCGCGAAGCTGAATTTACTCCAATGCGGCAGAACGAAACGAAGACGATGCGTTATCTTCTGACAGACGTACACGTCGACATCCCCGGCGGTACAATTCTAATGCTGCCGGACAAGGATGCCGAGAGAAATCCTTGGATGGTTTATTATTTAGAAGACTATGTGGCGAGTGGTTACAATCGCTATATTGTTATAAAAATGACACATTATCTTACTTGGATTGATAGGAATGGGGATAGACAATATGCGTGGTCTTATTTCTATGGACAAGAAGATAATATGTTGAAAGATGAATTGAAGTCAAGAAGTAGAAACAAAATTCTCTATACAGAAAACTTGAAGTTAAGTTTCTTTATTACTCCAGTTAATGAGTTTATTAGAAAAGACGATTATTTGGAAGTAACAACAAGCGGAATTAAGGAAGCTTATGTAGTGACCGGTTACGATATTCAGTCTACGCCGGGTGTAGAGTTTGTTTCTGTTGACCCGCAATATATTAGAGATTTGAGTGCGCCGCCTGAGCCGGAAAGCAGTGAAAACCCAGATGAGTTCTTCTGGTTTAAACAAATTCAACCAAATGAAACAGATGGGGGTGAAAGCTAATGGCTGTAAGAAATTGCGCGGACTTAGGAGTTAACGCTCAATATATTGTGAAGAGACTTTTAGCAAATCAAAATTTGCTGAAACTCTTATATTATACGGATAAAGACCCGCTGTCACACGAAGATTTGACAGAGGAACAGATTGAAAAAGAGGTTTTTGGGAGATTAGTAAAGATTATTCCAAGAGTTGGTCCAAAAGAAACCGCAAACTCAATTGTTGTTGTGAGAATTGCGCGCGGTCGTGGACTTGCATCAAACGGTGAGTTTAAAAGCGTTTCAATTTCAGTTGAAACTTTTGTGCCAATGACTCAATGGGTAATTAAAGATACTAATTTGAGACCTTTCGCGATAATGGGAGAAATTCAAAAGTCACTTGATGGGAAGAAAATTGAAGGTCTAGGAAAAATGATGGGTGGAGACTTCGATTTAAACTTCTTGACAGAGGAGATTTCGGCCTACGAACAATTGTTCACGCTGACATCTTATGATTAATGAGAAAATATTTTTGGGACTTCCTATAGATTTCCAAGGTATTTGTAAAATCTATCCACCTACGGTGAATGATGTATGCGGCGACCCAAATTTTCCAGTGTATCAGTCTATGTTGACGATTACATATGAAGATTTGGAAGATGCTTTTACGGATAGAATCGAGAATGGAAAAATTCCAACTCCTTTTGAATATCTTATGGTAAACTGTTACGCTGATAAGCAATTTCTTGATAAGGCACTTGATGCGTTTGAAAAATTTTTGCATGAACCTGTAGCAATTATACCAGAGCTTCAAGTTATTATTATAGGTAAACGAGAAGAAGATATCATACCCGACGAAGATTTAATTGAGCCAAGACTTCTTGAAGAAAAAATTTATTTTGATTTTCAAAATAAAATACGGGAAGCGTTTGGAGAGAAGCCAGCAAAAAAACCTGATTTATCAAAACCAAAACGGGTAAGAGATTGGGAAGCGAAAATACGTCGTGGAGAAAGACTGCGTGAAAAAGCAAAGAAAAATACGAATTCTAATCTTACGATAGGTACTTTATTAGCAGCAGTTTGTTGTATGGGAATTGGAATAAACCCACTTAATATCGGAGAGATGAGCTATGCGTGCATAAGTTGGCTTACAAGTATGAATCAACAAAAAGAATCATACGAGACTGATATAAGGTCGTTG